CAGACAGTGGACTATATGGAGAATGAGATCACTACAACGACAGCACCGACGTTTTCTTTGTGTAAACTGGATGGGACAGTATTTGATGAAACGAATACTTATACCGGGAATACAGCACCTGATACAGAAAAGTACAAGTACTGGATTGATACATCGCAGGACACGGTTGTGATCAAGATGTGGAGCAGCAATACCAGCGAGTGGACATCAGTAGCCACTACATACGTGAAAGTATCGTCACCGGGAATCGGAAAAGGGTTCAAACAGTATGATGCAGTCACGTTCAGTGGTGTGGATAAAACAGAAGCAATTTATAATGGCTACAATTTTAATCAGTCCAACATATTGTATAGCTGTGATGATGATAATGTTGTGATCGTTGGATTTATCAATAAAGTGTTTACAAACAGTGGAAATATCACTTTAAAACGTGAAGTCCCGGACATGGACTTTGTAGCAGAGATGGATAACCGTGTATGGGGATGTTCGTCTGATAAGCATGAGATATATGCATGCAAGCAGGGAGATCCGAAAAACTGGAACTGTTTTATGGGTAATTCAGCGGATTCATATGCAGCTACTATCGGTACAGATGGAGATTTTACTGGGTGTATCAATTATATGGGAACCATATATTTCTTCAAAGATGCAGGCGTACATTATTTATTCGGCTCAAAACCATCTGATTTCCAGATCAACTGGAAAACCTTAAGGGGAGTACAGAAAGGCTCGGAAAAGAGCCTGGTAGTGCTGAATGAGTACCTTTATTATAAAAGCCGGGATGGAATCTGTGTGTTTGATGGAAGCTCACCGGAAAGTATCTCTGATGCGTTCGGAAAAGAGATTTATTATGATGCCACCGGCGGAGCTTTCCGGGATAAATATTATGTGTGCATGCGGAATAAGGACTATGAATACAGTATGTTTGTGTATGACAGTAAGAAAAGCGTCTGGATGAAGGAAGATAATACAAATGCAAAGGGATTTGCCAGAACAGACGGTGTATTGTATCTGATAAACGAAAAAAACGTTCTGCAGGTGATTAACTATGAAAAAATCTATACAAAACTATTTCCGATGATAACCGGAGTACATGAAAAATACTGGTATCCGGGGGAAGATATCTATCCGGGAAACATCATGGAAGGAGAACTAGAGGATACCATCGAATGGAGTGCAGAAACCGGATTGATCGGTCTGGAATCTCCATTTGCGAAGTATATCAAGAATTTCAAAATCAGATTGTATATTGATACACACGCATATTTAAAGGTGGAAGTGTCATATGACAGCTCGGGTGCATGGGAAGAGTTGATGAAGTATTACAGTACAAGACCTAGAAGCCTGGAACTGCCGCTTAAGGTACGGAGATGTGATCATATGCAGTTGCGGCTATCAGGAAAAGGTAATGTGAGGATATACAGTATCGCAAAAGAGTATGAGGAAGGGAGCGGAAAACAATGAGTACAAGATTTGGTTATCCGAATATCAAGGTGGGAAAGTTATCAAATGAGCAGAATATACAGAATACGAAGGCATTTTTATATGCGTTCAGCGAAAGCACAAGCCAGTATATAGAGAATCTGGAAAATAAAGTAAACACATTGGAAGGCATTATTGAAAATATGGCCAAGAGCAAGGAGGTATAGCATGCCTATAAACGATATCAGTAGTATTTTTTCACAGAACACAACAGCAGCAAAAAAGAAATTAGAGGATATTGAAGCAAATAAACAGGGACAGTATCACAGTAATTGGAATGGAACAATCAACAGTCTGATGGATAAGATTGTGAACCAGAAGGACTTCTCCTATGATTTTAACGCAGATCCACTGTACCAGCAGTATAAGGATCAGTATACACAGCTTGGAAAACAGGCGGCACTTGATACGCAGGCAAATGCGGCGGCATTGACCGGGGGATTCGGAAACAGCTATGCAGCCACCGCAGCAACACAGGCAAACCAGCAGTATCTCACACAGTTAAATAATGTGATTCCACAGCTCTACAGCCTTGCAATGGACAAATATCAGATGGATACAGACAAGCTTTATAATCAGTTTTCTGCGGTTGGAAATCAGGAAGACAGAGAATATGGACAGTATCGGGATACCGTTACAGACTGGAAGGATGATAGGAACTATTACTACAACAAATACAATGATTCCATTGGCAATGACCAGTTTGTCGCAAATTATAACCAGAGTGAAAACCAGTTTAATCAGAATATGGCATACAATCGTGAAAGAGATGCGGTATCAGATTCACAGTGGCAGAAACAGTTTGATTATAGTCAGAGCAGAGACAATGTATCGGATTCACAGTGGCAGCAGCAGTTTGATTATCAGAAATATAGAGATAATGTATCAGATTCACAGTGGGAAAAACAGTATGCGCTGTCACTTGCAAAGTCAAAAAGTTCAGGAAGAGGTTCATCCGGAAGCAAAGCAAGTGGTTCAACGAAAACCGGAACAGGTTTAGAAAAAGCAATAAAGAAGGTGCAACAGGTAGATCAGTTTAATTACCTTTCAGGTAAATTTGGCAATGTTGCAGATAAATCATATGCAAATATGCTTGCTAGTAATGTGAATAAAGGAATTATTACTCAGGAAGAAGCAAATGCAATTTTAAAGAAAAAACAGCAGGAAATTTATACAGCCGCAAATAAGAAAAAATAAGGAGAAAGATTATGAGAAGAAAGCAGATTACAGGTGCAGACTTATTATCTGAATTGCATAGTTATAATGGAAATGACAAGCGATATAGTGAAAGCAAAGTAACAGAAGCGGCTAAGGCGGTGGATAATGGAAACTATCAAGAAAGTGAAACAGCAGCAGAATATGCAATGAAAAAATTGAAAGCCCATTATGGTGTAGAAGATCAGGATAATAATGAGGATATCGCTAAGCTTGCACAATCTGGCTTGCAAAAATTAGAGCAGTACTATGGCACAAGGAATCAGATGTCGTCTGTCAACACTATTCAGAGCGGAATACAAGAAGGACAGAACCGTTATTTTAACGAAGATAGTGAACTTCCTACGAGTGGCAGGATTATCCAGACAATGGATGACAGAGCCATTGAGGAAGCACTTAAGATTGCAAAAGGAAGAATGAAGCAGTCAGATGAAGCATATACTGAGAAGTTTGGACGAAGTCCGGAGGCTGCAATCGAACACAGCAGACAGGCGGCACAGATTGACAGATACCAGAATGAGCTTGACAGCAGAAATGCAGAAAGAGAGCAGAACACATATTATAAAAAACGTGAAGATGCCTTAAATGCACTGACAGATGAACAAAGAAGCAATCTGGAAGAGTATGTGAATGCAACCAGGGAAATGAATAATACCAGTAAGATCAGTGGTGCCATGGGCGGAACAAGCATGATAACGGAAAACATTCAGAACGAAGCAATTGACAAGAAGAATGCGGCTAAAAAAGCATTGGAGGATAGTGGAATCAAGAATCTGGATGTACTTGCACAATATATGGGAGAGATTCAGGATGAAGAGAATACGATCCGTATCAATGATTCAATAAAAAAAGACGTAGACAAGCATCCTATACTGGCAGGAACAGCATACTCAGCACTGGATGTGGCAATGTCACCGGCAGCAGGACTGACAGCGGCAGTAGAGACATTAAAAAGACCATATTATGCTGATCCAAGTGCACCGGTAAATACAAATTCCGAGGCATATGCATTGACAAATTTCTCAAATGCAACAGAAAGTGCAGTCAACGATAAGATTGATAATAAGTATGGACAGTTTGCATATGGAGTAGGTATGAGCACGGCAAAATCTGCGTATTCCGTAGCACTGGGAAGTGAGATTGTTGGTGGACTTGGATTGACCGGGAAAGCAGCGAAAACGGTTGGAAACATCGTAACTTTGCCGGAGTTTGGTGCATCTGCATATGCAACGACATTGCAGCAGGATCAGGCAAACGGAATCAGTACAGAAAATTCCATTAAGCATGCCACAGCCGCAGGTATTAATGAGATGCTGTTTGAGGTGGTATCTTTAGATCATGCATGGGATATTCTGCATAGAAGCGGAAAAACAGCGGCAAAAGAAGCAATCGTGAGTACACTGGCACAGGCAGGAATCGAGGGAACAGAGGAAGGCTTTACAGATATTGCAAATGCAATTGCGGATAATATCATCAATGGTGACCAGTCAGAGTACAACCGGAATGTACAGAATTATGTTTCCATGGGATATACAGAACAGGAAGCAAAAGATATGGCAAGTAAAGATTTCATGGGCGAGATCGCTCAGGATGTACTTGCAGGTGCTATTTCCGGCGGTATCATGGGTGGAATCACAAATACGGCAAATGCAGTGAATTACCATAAGCTGGGGGAACATATCGAAACCACAACAGAATTAAAAAACAATGTTTTAGATGTGGCAGAGCAGATGGATGAAAGCACAACTGCAAAACAGATTGTGGAGGAAAAGGGAAGAGAAAATCTTAACGCAGAAGATCTTGGAGCGATTGCACAGTCTATGGCAGAGGAATCAGGAAAGGATATTCAGGATGTATTGACAGAACGTTTTGTTGAACTCAACGAAACGAAGCAGCAGGCAAGAAAAGATGCAAAGGAAATCATAAAAGCAGTCACGACACCAAGTGAAGAGGTGACAAATGAAGAAAATGATACCAGGGCGCAAAAATTCGAAGCAAATCCGAACCTTCCGACCGTGTATGCAGAAACATTAGAAGGAAAGCATACTGCCGTAAATGACGCACTTAACAACGTACAGAGCAGTTACCACTATGCACAGATGAAAAAAAAGGGAAGAGAGAGTCACACAGGTGTCACAAGAGCAGTTGTGAAGAGTACCGGGGAAAAACAGATTGTGATCGATGTGCAGAACGTTTCCGGAAATCATGCAACCGTCCGTATGTCAAACGGTACACTGAAAGATTTATCGGAGATTGAGATTCCGGACAGAAACCTGCGGCAGCTTTACAACTTTTCAACCACCATGGATACTGCAACAGTAGCAAACACATTGATCAATAACTGGGATAATGAGGAAGTCGCACCTTATGTGCGTGCAAGTGCTGTATTTTATAATGCCGGAAAACTTGGAACAAGCTCATTTGAATCACTTATGAACAATCCAAAGAATGCACAGATTGTCATGAGTGTAAATAATCCGGCAACATTGAAAGCAATGTACACTCTAGGGCAGAATAACAGCCAGAGAGCGGAAGTTGCACCGGTGCAACAGCAGAAAAATGCCGACGGATCAGAACAGAAGGAGAAAGCTGGAAAGGTAGTTGACATTAGGACAGATAAAGCGGATGGAAGAATGGTTCAGGTTGCGGAACATGTTGCAAAGAAAACCGGACTGGAGATTACCTTAAATGATTCACTAGAGCACGGGGAAAACGGACATTTCAGTCAGGCATTATCGAGAATCGCATTAAGCAGTACATCACACAATGAATACGAAACGCTGATTCATGAGCTGAATGAATGGGCGAATACATATAACCCAGAAGGTATGCGCAAGGTCATGGATGCCGTATTGGACTATGCACAGACCAAAGAGGGTGCAACGTATCTGTCTGACAGAATCCAGCAATATTATGACACTTATAAGCGTGTAGAATCAGATAAAACATATGAGGGTTCAGCAGATGAATTTGTATTTGACTATCTGGCCGGAGTGTTCAGTACAGAGGAAGGTGTGAAAGACTTCTCAAATTATATGACGGAAGAGAATATTTCACAGAAAGAACAAAAGAGCATTTTAGAGACGGTAGCAGACTTTTTCAAGGAACTGTACGATAAAATCGTATCTTTCCTTGACGATCATGTATTATCTGAGACAGCGAAAAAAGGATTAAAAATGGATGCAATCACAGCACAGGAAATCCGAGATAATATATTTGATGTATGGAGTGAGGCAAAGAGAAGGTCAGAATCAGAGGCTATAGAAAATGACAAGTATTCTATAAGTATCAAACCAGATTATCTGGAAGAAAAGATGGAAAATCTAGCAGACTTTATTGAAAAAAAATATGGATTAGAGACATACCATGATAAAAGCAGAATATCCAGTTATTCAAATTATATAGAATTATCGAATGATCATGGTGAAACATTGGCAAAGATCAGAGTATCGGACCATACAAATAATGAAGCACATGATGAAGCACTTGATATTCGAATCAATGATGGAAGAAAATGGTCAGATGTAAAAAAAGAAATCATTTCATTTATTAATGATTTTATGGAACAGCATGATACGGATACATTTATTGATGATGGGGATTGGTATTATGATGGAGAACCATCATATTACGATTATGATTTTTGGTATACACACGGAAAAGACGAGCACAAAAAGTTTATTTTTAAGAATAGAAATAAGAATATAGAAAATAATGAAAATAAGTATTCTCTTCCTATTGAAGAACAGCGGGAGTATGAAAAGTCCGAGAATAAAGAACTTTATGATTTTGCAATGAATTCTAAAAATGGACTAAATCCTAAAAAAGCATATTTCAAATTGTCAAATTCGATAAGTGAACGGCTGGCTGATGATATTAAAAAATGTTTAGGAATAAATGTTAAAGGATTCGGCAATGAAATATCTGATAATGGTATAAAGCATATTGAAAAAGATCATGGCATTAATGGAAGATCCGATAAGAGCATGAAGGACTTTCATGACTTGGCAAGAATACCATATGTAATTGATGGGTATGAGAAAATAAAAAGGGGAATATATAGTAAAGAATATCATTCCCAGACAGTGGAATTACAAAAAAAATTAGGAGATATGTATTATTATGTTGTGGAAGCTGTGCCAGATACAAAACATAAAACATTACATGTGATAAGTGCGTATATAAATAAAAATGACACATTCTCTGGGGTGGCTGTATCAAATGATCCGAGCCGCTACGTCCAAGACGAACCTCAGTCCAATGTGTCATCTTCTAAAGATATTATATCACAAACTGAGAAAAAAGAAACAAAAAAATATTCAATTGATATTGATGGTTCTTTCTTTGATGCATTATATGGTGAACCATCCGAACATGAGACAGAAATGTCATCCATTATTCAGGAAGGCTTTGAATCATTGAAAAATGTTGAAGTGAATGAGCGCATGATGCATAAGATCGCATATGCAATTAAAAAAGAGAATAAGAGCACCTATGATATTGATAAGTTTACATCAAATCTGACAAAAGTATTTGCATACCTGAAAGAACATCAAAATGCAGATTATAACGATATGATCCGCATTGTGCAGGAAGTGGCAAAGCCGGTCATTGAGGAGAGTACAGACGTAGATCCATACGAGCAGCAGGCTTATAAGGATGTCAGGGATTATGTAAAGGGACTGGACATCAGACTGAACGATGAACAGAAAGCAGAGGTCGCATATTATTATGGTTCCTATGAGAAATTCCGGAAAATGAACTTTGGTAATTTCAACTTTACGGACAAAGGAACATATCTGGATAACCTGTGGACAGAGATTGTAGATAATTCTTATCAGATGCTGGATTATGATGTATCGTCAGCAGACCAGCCGATGGCACTGGTCGATATGCTGAACCAACTAAAACCGGCAAAAAAGAATATATTCGGCATGGATAAAGAACAAGCGGCATATGACCTTGCACTGGACATTTACCGTAGATTCTTTGTGGAACAGGCGCAGGATGCGGCAAATAAAAAAGTGTATGAGAAAACAGACAGACTGATCGTGAGACAGCAGGAATACAGGAAACGTGTAAAAGCGGCATATGATGAAAGTCTGGCAAAGCTGCGTACCGCGGAAACTGAGAAGAGAAAACAGCAGGCGGAACGTTATGAGGAAAAAATAGCCGATCTAAAGAGTGCACAGCAGGCGGCTCTTGCGAATGCTGATAAGAAAGCGGCAAAGAAATACCAGAATGATATTGTATCATGGAATCGCTGGCTTACAAGGGCAACTCAGAGAGCAGACAGAACAGAGCAGAGAATGCTTGAATTAAAAGCTGCCACCAGGAACAATGCACTCGCAAAGCGGAGAAATCAGGAAATGAGCAGTATGCGCGAGCGTATCAAGAAAAACGCAAATGGAATCATAAGCTATTTTAATACGAATACGGATAAGAAGCATGTTCCGGAAGCATTAAAAGATTCGGTTGCAAAGTTCATTACGAGTATTGATTTTGTGAGTGAGAGAGCAAATCCGGACAGTAATGCAACCATGGCTTGGAGGGAATCATTAAATCAGATGTACCGGAAACTTTCTGACAGAAATGCAGCAGTCGAAGGTAATTACGAGGATATATTTAATGCACTCATGGATCAGGCAGATGGGAACAAGAGCACTTTACTATCTGATATGAGCGATTTTATCAATGCAAATGAAAATGTCCGTATCACAGATATGAATGCTAATCAGTTGAAACAGCTGGACGAACTTATTACCAGACTGAAAAGAACAATCACAACAGTGAACCAGTTGTACGTGAATAAGAGAACCAATGATGCAAGAAAGCTTGGTGCGGATACTATTGCAGAGTTAGACCAGAAAAAGGATAAAAAACTGCATGCAAACAGAACGGTACAGGCGGTGGAGAACCTTCTGGACGTGAATATGATGGATGCAAGATCCTATTTTTACAGGCTGGGAGATACAGCAGGATCTATTTATGATGCACTGCGCACGGCATTTAATGATCGTGTGTGGCTTCTGAAGGAAGCACAGACTTACATGGAAAATGCGTTGGAGGGTATTAATACAAAAGACTGGACAGGTGACAATGCAAAAGTACATACATTTATGATCCGTGGGAAAGAATTACAGATGACCACGGCACAGATTATGTCACTGTATGAACTGCGGAAACGTAATCAGGCATTATTACATATGAAAGTTGGAGGAGTCAGACCAAAAGATATTACGACAGCAAAGAAAAATGTTGATATTTCTAATAGTAAATTCGGAAAAGAGGTAATTAGCCGGGTGAAACCGATTAAGCTTACAGAGTATGACATTGATCATGTTATCTGTAGTGTACTTACTCCTGAGCAGATCAAGATTGCGGATGCGATGCAGCAGTTCATGGCAAATAATTGTGCTGACTGGGGAAACAAGACAACCATGATGATGAATGGATATAAGCGTTTTGGAGTTAAAAATTATTTTCCAATAAAGGTTGATGGAAATTCTGTAGACACCAGAGATCAGACAGCATACTGGGCAACACAGAATAATAGTTTTACAAAGCAGACCAGGGAACGTGCGGTGAATGCGTTGATTGTGGATGATATCTTTGATGTATTCACAAAGCATGTTACGGATATGGCTACATACAGTACATTCACAGCTCCATTATCAGATGCAATGAAATGGTTTAATCATAGGAACGTTGAATTTAAGGATGATATTGTTGTAGACACGAATTCTGTACAGAGACAGATCGAACTTACTTACGGAAAAGAATATCTGGAATATTTTAAGAAGCTTATCAAAGATATCAATGCAGAATCTGTAAATGGAATAGAATCCCAGATTGCAAGCACACTTGTAAGCAAGATGAAAGCGGCATCTGTAGGTGGAAACCTGCGAGTGGCAATCCAGCAGCCAACGGCATATATAAGAGCAGCGGCAGTCATGAATCCTAAGTATATGGCACAGGCAGTATTCAAAAAATCTGCAATGAAAAAAGCAAAAGAAAATTCAGCGATCACACAGTGGAAATCTTGGGGATATTTTGAAACATCCATAGGACAGTCCATGAAGTCCGTCATAACCGGACAGCAGAGTTTAAAAGAAAATATTGTAGAAAAATCAATGATTCTTGCACAGCTGGGGGATGATGTCACATGGGGATATTTATGGAATGCCTGTGAAGCAGAGATAAAAGATAAACATCCGGACGTAAAATATGATTCCAAGGAATTTATTAAAATGGTTGCGGACCGCTTTGATGAAATTGTGGATCAGACACAGGTTGTGGACAGTGTACTTCATCGATCGCAGATTATGCGTAGTCAGGATAAATTAGTACAGATGGCAACGGCATTTATGGCAGAACCAACAAAGTCATACAATTTACTTGTAAATGCGGTGCGTGATGCTTCTGAAAAAAAGAGTAAATCATCAATAAAACGTCTTGGCAGAGTGGTAACGGCATACACAGCCACACAGGTAATGAATGCGGCAATCGTTGCAGTGATAGATGCTGCCAGAGATTTAGAAGATGATGATAAAACATTCTGGGACAAGTATATTGAAAATCTCAAAGGAAATATCGTGGATAATATGAATCCTATTTCGATGATCCCATTTGCAAAGGATATTGTATCTATTTTCCAAGGATATGATATTAGCAGATTGGATATGCAGGGAATCTCAAAATTATATGCCGGAGCTAATAATATGAGGAAGTATATTACGGATCCGGATTACAGAGAGAAACATACATTCTATGATGTTGCAAAAGAAACTGCGCGAGGAGTGTCATTAGTCACAGGTATTCCGGGATTCAATGTTTTACGTGATATCGAATCTCTATATCATGCGGTAACTGGAAAATGGCTGGGAGGAATTATCCGGTCTAACACAAGGCAGTATCAGAGAAGTGTCGATGCGTTGTTGGATGGGAATACAGAAGAATATAATTCGATTATGCAGGAACTTTCTGACAAAAATGTGGAGGAAGATAAGATTGATTCTGGAATTATGAGCGAATTGAAAAAGAGATATACAGCCGGAGAGATGGAAAAGAGCACAGTTGAAAATATCCTTAAAGATCAGTTTGAAATGGATGATAACGACATTTATTACAAACTGAAAAAATGGGAGAATGGAAGTGACTGGACAAAGTACAGCGATTTTTATTCGGCGCTGGACAATGCTTATGAAACTGGAAAAATTAATGACCGGGACAAGATTAAAGCTGAAATTGATGATCTGAAAAAGCATGGTGTGAAGGAAGAAAACATTAAGAGTCAGATTACAGAGAAGTATAAGCCAATTTATCTGGAAGCAAAGAAAAAGGGAAATTATGCTGATTTGAAAAACTTATTAATATCTGCATATATGATGTGCGGAGATTCGCACTCAGAGGCAATGAAAAAAATTGATAACTGGTCAAAACAGAAGAAAAGCTGACAAACAGGGGGGCATTATGCTCCCTTGTTTTCTTATAATGGGCGAAAAGGAGGCAGATATGAAAAACGATATTATTCAAAATATCCGATTGGATATGAATGCTCCAAAAATCAACTCCAGTTTATCAGTCCGGTTAGGGGATACGTGCACAAGATCAATACATGTGACCATGTCCAATGGTGGAAGTGTCGTGTCCATGGAAAATGCACTTGTAGCTTTGATCGAGATTGAAAAACCGGATGGAAATCACTGCTATAACGATTGTGTGATATCAGGCAATGAAATCCAGTACACAATTACAACTCAGACAGTGAACGTGGAAGGAACATGTAAGTGTCAGATCAGTGTTACCTTTGAGGATGGTGCAGTGATAACATCACCAATATTTGATCTGGTGGTATATTCTCAGCTAGTGGATCAGAACGAGGTGAAGTCCCAGAATGAGTACACATCTCTCACGGAACAGGTTGTAATGGCAAATGCGTATGCCAATAATGCAAAGGCATCTGAAACAGCAGCAGGTGTATCAGAGACAAATGCAAAAGCATCAGAGGATGCAGCAAAAGAATCAGAAACCAATGCCTTGTCCTCTGCGAATGATGCGTCACAATCAGCGCAGGAAGCTCTTGCGTCAAAGGAAGCTGCAGCCGAATCAGAAATCAATGCAAAAGCATACGCAGCCACTGCTGGTATCAATAAACAGGAGGCGCAACAATCTGCACTGGAAGCATTAAGATCAGAAACAGCGGCAAAAAAATCAGCGGATGCAGCAGGCGCATCAGAATCAAATGCAAAAAAATCAGAGACAAATGCATTAAATTCAGCAAATGCAGCAGCCGTATCAGAAAAAAATGCGAAGTCATCCGAGAAAGCAGTAAAAGGATCAGAAACCAATGCTTTGTCCTCTGCGAATGATGCGGCACAATCCGCACAGGAAGCACTATCATCAAAGGAAGAGGCAGCAGTATCAGAAGGAAATGCGTTAATTTCAGAGAATAATGCCAGTGCACATAAACAGGCAGCGGCACAATCCGCACTGGCGGCATTAACGTCAGAAACAGCGGCAAAAAAATCAGCGGACGCAGCAGGTGTATCAGAATCAAATGCAAGAGAATCTGAGAAAAACGCATTAAATTCAGCGGACGCAGCAGGAACATCAGAATCGAATGCAAAGGTATCTGAAACCAATGCAGACCAGAGGGCAGCAGATGCAGACACTTCAGCGAAGGAAGCAAAAAAATATTTAGAAGATTTAAAAGCATCCGGGCAATTGACACTGGGAGAAACAAAGGACACTGCATATTATGGAGATAAAGGCAAGGCAGCATATGAACATAGCTTCTTGACCGGAAATCCTCATAATACAACTTACGAGGAAGTAGGTGCAGATAAATCAGGTGCAGCGAATGCGGCATTAACATCATCTAAAGATTACACAGATGAAAAAATATCAGAGGTTAATACGGAACTTGATAAAAGAGCTTTGACAAGTGAACTGACCATACACACATCTGATAAAGTGGTGCATATCACTGTGGAGGAAAGAACTGCCTGGAACGAAAGCTATCAAAATGCAGTAGCCTATACTGATCAGAAAATAGCGGCACTGATAAACGGTGCACCAGAAACTCTCGACACACTGAAAGAAATTGCGGATGCAATGGAACAAAATGAGAGCGTTGTAGAAGCTTTAAATAATGCAATAGGTACAAAAGCAAATCTGGCAGAATTTAACTCGCATGAATCCAATACAACGGTACATATCACGGCAGCAGAGAGAAAGAAGTGGAATGCATATACAACACAGATCGCTAATCTGCAGAAGAGTATTGATACTATTAATAAAACATTAACATCGTTAGGTAGCTCAGTAACAGAATTACAAAATAAACAGGGATATCCAATAGCAAAGGAGAATTAGACTATGGCATATAAAAAAGTAGGATGGAAAGATTACCCATCAACAGACACACCAATTAATGCAACAAATTTAGACCACATGGATGCAGGAATCTTAGAAAATGCACAGACGATTGGGGATAAGACAAAAATATCAGGCATCGGAGACGGCACCATAGCAGGAGCAATTGAACAGAATACCCAGAGTTTAACTAATGTTAATAATTCAAAAAAAACGTATATCAGATTAGTACTACCAAATATTGCTGCTGACGCAAAAGCTGTCTGCGATTATATAAATAAAAATTATTTGATGGGGCAAATAACTCCTATGTATTCGATTGAGTTTGATGTAGTTGCATCAAATGCAGACTGGTTTTCTGGAGTACTATCTACAGATTCAAATGTAGATAGTAACGTCCGTACTGTTTGGGGTATCGTACAGCGACGATCCATTTCAGCAGATAATAGCACAGTATATAAATACTTTGGAAGTGGAACAGGAGGTGCCGGTACAGTATCCCCTTTTAAAAGATATGAGGATGGCTATAATACTGGCTATGCTGCTGGTCAATCAGCAGGTGTTCCTAGTGGCAGTTGTATAGCAGGATGGCGATCAATAGACAGCTATTCCAATGGACAGTGGGTAACAGGATGGGTTGGTGTAAATCCCAATTTTTTCACAGTAAATAGTGCCGGTATAATTCCTGTAAAAAATTTTACTGCTACAGTATATTGGCAAGGCTACAACAAACGTGACATAGACTTTTTTTCTAACGGTGCAATGGGACATCGAGACAACGGTACCAGCTTAGACGGCGTGCGAATGAACTTTTACGCAGGAACACAATGCGGTTTTAAAACCAACGATAGCGGTGGTGGAAGTCTCGGAGCAGGTTTCATTGTTCTTAATTAAAAAATCTTATTATTACAGGTGGTCAGAAGGCTGATAATACGTGGGAATATTATATAAGCAAAATCGCCATTGCTTAAAAATCAAATAGTAACACTGAGGTTGTGGCGGTTTTTAACCCACCATTACCACTGAAGAACCTCATTTATCGATAATAGACTGCTATATTAGCATCGATTGTAACATCACTTCCTGATAAAAGAAAATTTTGAAGGCTTATATCTTTATTCGTATTATCCTTTATAATTACTGCACCAACCCAACCAGGTTCATTTGATCCAAAATAATAATTCCCATTATCGTCTTGTGTGAAAGAGCAAGACACTCGATAATTATTATAATAGGCTATAATGTGTATTTCTTTATAATTTATATTGCTGAAATCAAAATACTTACCTTCTGTTTTTACTTGTTTCCAAGTTAAACTCCGGGGTAATCTAAGAAAATAGCCATAAAAAAGCATGGAAAAACCGATATTTTTCTCGGTTTTTCCATGCTTTTTCATTGAGAAAAGAACATATGTTCGGTATAATAGATAAAAGAACAAAATAAAAGATATTTTGGAAAAAGATTATATCATTCTTGATGACAGAGATATTGAGAGAAAATATAATATGTATGTTGCATAAATTGAAAGATGTTCCCCAAAGAGGGGGGCATCTTTTTTTTTGTACGGTCATAATAGGGTGTAACAAAAGAAAGGAGGATTCATTGTGAGATTAATTATTTTGAAAGAGAGGAGCGACTATGAAAGTATTTGACAAAGTTAACATGATTTACGGTGCAATCGCAGCAATTGGGGTGGCAATTCTCGGAAAGTATTGGTTCCTGTTTGCAGGATTCCTGATTTTAAATGTCATTGATTACGCAACCGGATTTGTCAAAGCAAAATATTACGAAAAGAATGAATCAAGCGCGATCGGAGCAAAGGGCGTTTGGAAAAAAGTGTCCTACTGGATCGTTATTGGACTAGCATTCTTCATGTCACATTGCTTTGTCGAGATGGGAAAAATTATCGGCATAGATTTGTCATTCATGATGATGCTAGGATGGTTTACACTGGCGACCTACATGGTCAATGAAGTGAGAAGCATCTTGGAAAATTTAGTAAGAATGCATGTGAATGTTCCACAGTTTTTAATTGCTGGCTTAGATGTCACGCAGAAATTAATTGATTCAAAGACAAATATCAAGGAGGAAACAAAAAGTGAAGAAATTATTTATCAGTCAACCGATGAAGGACAAAACGGACGAGCAGATTCTTCAGGAACGTGAGAAAGCGATTGCAGCAGCAAAACAGAAAGTAGGAGATGATGTAGAAGTCATTGATTCTTTCTTTAAGGATGCACCACACGATGCGAAGCCATTGTGGTTCCTTGGAAAATCATTAGAGCTTTTAGCATCAGCAGATGTAGCTTATTTTGCACCAGAGTGGGACAAGTACCGCGGATGCAAAATCGAACATGAATGTGCAGTCCAGTACGGAATTGCAACAATTGAAAGTGAGGAATAAATTATGAGAATCGGATTAAATGCAGGACATACATTATCAGGACCGGGATCAGGCACATCCGGTGTAATCGTAGAGAGCGTTGAAACAAGAAAAGTGTGCAGCAGATTGACTGAGATGTTTAAGGCATGCGGAGTGGAGGTTGTACCTTGCACAGTGGACAAGGCTGCGTCGCAGTCGTCATATCTCCAGAAAGCTGTAAATATGGCAAACCGCACTGATTTGGATTATTTTATTAGTATTCATTTCAATAATGATAAAGCCAGAAAAGGTCATGGTGTGGAAGTATACACCTATAAAGGCAGACAGTACCCGGATGCAGTAGAAGTCTGCGAACATATAGCAGCACTCGGTTTTTCAAATCGCGGAGTAAAAGAAGGTAGCGGATTATATGTAATCAAAAAGACAAAAGCAAAGTCTATGTTGATTGAGGTCTGCTTTGTAAATGATCCGGATGCCACAGTATATCAGCAGAAATTTGAACAGATCTGCACAGCAATTGCGTATGCTTTGGCAGATTATGTGCAGGCACAGCCGAAGCCGGTTGCACCAGTACAACTTCCGGAGAAAAAGAAGTATGTAAAAGTTCTGGTGGACGGTCTGGCGGTAAGAAAGCGTGCAAGCTGGGATGATTCGGCAGTAGATCATGAGGTGCAGGCAAATGAAGTATTTACCATTGCCGAAAGACCTATCAAGGTCGGCGGTGGCAGTATGTACAAGCTTAAATCTGGATTGTATATCACAGCAGCAGAAAAATATGTAAGTGTATATGAAAAATAGATTAATATACAGAACAAAAACATAAGCGTTTTTAGTTCTGTATATTATTTAAGAAACCATAGTTATAGATATAAATAGAAAAAAGTTGTCAGTAATATACAGGTTGTATACAAAAAAACTGCAAGTATGCATAAAACCGTTCAAAAAAGCTAAGAAAGCAGTTGCTTAATAGAAATTTAAAAACCTCGGAAACGTTATGTTTTCGAGGTTTTTCTTTATAAAAATCAAATAAAAGATTCTGAATTACTCAGTCCTGCCACTACGCAGATCTTAAACGAGATTCAAAATCTTTCTAATAGAAATGTAACATCAACAGTACAGAATATCAATAAAAAATGAAGATACTGGCAGTGTATTCAAAATTGACAAATTTATAAATATAGCATATAATAATTTCTAGCAAGAGAACCGAAAGCTAGTGGCACCTAGCCGTCGGTAAATATGAGTTAAAAAGATAACGCCTTAGTTTACCAGACTGGGGGCGTTATTTTTTGTGTCGTAAAATTGTGACAACAAGAGTAATAACAGCACAAAGCATAATTACGAAAGTGAAAAGATCACTGTATGTAACCATTGGCACCAACCTCCTTTAAGTATCCGGCGGTAAGTACCTCGCCCCTTCAGTTCCCTTAGCCAAAAGTATATCATAAATTATAATATTATAATAGATGTTATCTATGAAATATCCTGCTTATGCAGATTCCGAAACTCCGACGGCGACATTTCCTTCATTTTATGAAAGGTTTTCGAAAAATAAAGTCCATTGTCAAACCCGATCGAATTTGCAATTGCTGTAACAGAGAGATCCGAATGTTCCAGCAGATAGCACGCCTGTTTCATACGAAAATCCGTAAGATATTCTTTCGGAGACTGACCAAGTACTGATTCAAAGGAACGAAACAACTGGCTTCGGCTCAGTCCTACATAGGCGGAAATATCCTCCACTGTAATATGGTAAGAATAATTGGAAGAAATATATTCAATCCCCTTTTGTACATAGCTGTTAGCAGAGTTTTGCGTCGTGTTTGTCGTTGCTCCATGCATGAAAAGTGCGAGCATGGTATAAAGGCGGCCGGTCATTTCCACGGCGTGCTCAAACTCATTTCCTCTGGCATCATAAATATGGAGAATCTGCCTGTGAATGGATCCGCCCAGTGGTGTGTGCTCGATAACAGGTCTTTCTGTTGAAAAATCTGTCGCTTTTAAGATCATGGAAGCGTCACTTCCGGTAAATCCTACCCATGCATACTCCCACGGATCGGTTTCATCCGCAAAATACAATACTTCCGTGTTCGGATAGACGAGAAAAGAATCTCCTGCCTGCAGCGTGAAAGTTGTATTTTTGATCTTATAATATCCCTTTCCGGAAATGATATAATGAATCAGATAATGGTCACGGATTCCGGGTCCCCACTGATAGAGCGGATCGCATTTTTGGAATCCTACATTGTAGACAGACAGCGATACGAGTTCTTTTTCGGTCACTTTGTAGGAATTTTTATAATTTTGATTCATAAAAAAATACCTCCCTGCAGTAAGATGAAAATTATGACAATCGTAAATATTTATTCATAAAATAAAAAGATATTTTCTGTACCATAAGATGTTGTATTTATATGTATTATATAAAGCATGAAATGAACATGCAACATTTTTACATATAATTTGCACATTTTAGTCTATACAATTTCTGCTGGGTGCGTTAATATGTATCCATAGGAAAGGTTAATGAAGCTTCGCAAAACAAGGAGGATTATTATGGCAATTTTAGTTACAGGAGGCGCCGGATATATCGGAAGCCACACATGTGTAGAATTACAGAATGCAGGATATGACGTAGTCGTATTAGATAACTTAAGCAACTCATCTGAGAAATCTTTAGACAGAGTAAAAGCAATCACGGGAAAAGACGTAAAATTTTATAAAGGAGATATTTTAGACAGAGATATCTTAAATAAGATTTTCGAAAACGAGCAGATTGACAGCTGCATCAACTTCGCCGGTCTGAAGGCAGTCGGCGAGTCTGTTGCAAAACCTTGGGAATATTACAATAACAATATTGCAGGTACTTTGACATTGGTTGACGTGATGAGACAGCATAACTGCAAAAACATTATTTTCTCATCCTCTGCAACGGTATACGGTGATCCGGCAGAGATCCCGATCACAGAGAACTGCCCTAAGGGACAGTGCACCAATCCATACGGCTGGACAAAATCTATGTTAGAGCAGATTTTAACAGATATCCAGAAAGCGGATCCGGAATGGAATGTCATTTTACTCCGTTATTTCAATCCAATCGGAGCGCATAAGAGCGGTACAATGGGAGAAAACCCAAATGGTATTCCAAACAACTTAATGCCATATGTAACACAGGTTGCAGTCGGCAAACTGAAAGAACTCGGCGTGTTCGGTAACGATTACGACACACCGGACGGAACAGGTGTGAGAGATTACATCCACGTAGTTGACCTTGCCATCGGTCATGTAAAAGCTTTAAAGAAGATTCAGGAGAATGCAGGACTTTGCATCTATAACCTCGGTACAGGACATGGTTACAGTGTATTGGATATTGTGAAAAACTTCGAGAAAGCAACCGGAGTGAAAATTCCTTATGTCATCAAACCAAGACGTCCGGGCGATATCGCAACCTGCTACTGTGATCCGACAAAAGCAAAAGAAGAACTTGGCTGGGAAGCACAGTACGGTATCGAAGATATGTGTGCGGATTCCTGGAGATGGCAGAAAAACAATCCGAACGGATATGAGGACTAATTAACTTGTAAAATCATAAAAAAGTGATTATAGTAGGGGTAACAGAATTCATATATATGTAGTGTGAATCTGTTACCCTTTTTTTGATGAGACAATGGAGAAAATTTACTCCCTTTTCGGAATTGTGTACCTATGGGAAATGAGCTTATAAATATACATTGCAAACAGCAGACATCTATTTTATTATCAAATATAAAAATCGATACTTGTAGATGGAGGTAATCAAAATGAAAGAATATCAACATTTGATTGGAAAGATTATTGTCGCAGTGGCAATTATAGTTGCTGCAATCATTATAGCGCAGGCTATTGGTGGAGCAGGAGAAAGCATTCGTAGTGGCTTGCTGCAATTAGGGGATGCTCTTCGATAACTTCTAGTTTTAAAAAAATCAGAAATTTGACGAAGGAGGTTGATTGTATGAAAAAGTTGATAGCATTAGTTTTAGCAGTGGTTTGTGTGCTTGGCTTGGTTGGGTGCAACAACAAGACAGTCAATATTGATTTGCCTTTTGAGGTAGGTGATGTTGAAAATATAGAAATGTATCACTTTGTTGGAGTACCTGTGTCAGCAGAAAAGAAGGTCATTGTTGCCGAAGAAACCATAAAGAACTTGTATGATATGTTTGAGGGGCTATCCTTGGAACTCAAAGAGGTAGAGGAAACTGCTGGAGCAGAGATAACCAGTTTCAGATTTAACCTTTCTGATGGAACAAGTTATGAACTGATTTATGGCTGCGATGGAGTAAAGAAAGGCAGTCTGAAATCTTCCACAGATAATTTTGAATACTTTACAAGTGCAGATATTAGCTCTTATTGGAGCAACACTGACTTAGAGGCAGTTCCCGTTGAAGAAAGCGAGTTGCCAAACTAA